AATTCTTAGGTACTTCTTCATTGGCATTCTTGACAATAATTTTACGTCTTCTTCGTTTTATAATTTTTGTATCATTAATACCGTAGGCTTCTACTCCTTTATCAACAAAGTTTATTTCCAAAAGATAGCCAAAAACTATAATAGTTCCAACGAATAAAAACATAGTTATATATTCCCCACCTTCATAATGTTCTTGCAATCCGAAAAATATTTCTATTAAAGCCACTATAGTCGCGCCTAATGCTATTTTAGGTGGGTAAGTACTTCTTCCTTTAGTTGGATTTAGAAAGTCCATAAAAACGACCGCAAAACGTCCTAATTGTAAGATGCTGGCTGCGATGATTGCAAGCCAAAAATCAATTGGTAAAAATATGGCAGTCAGGTAGGCATTTATGCCATAGGTCAAAAGGATAGTTACCAGCATAATAGTAGGAATGTTATCCGATATGCTTTCAAACGTCCACCTAAATTGAGTGTTAGTGAAATTCTTTTCCATTTGTTTATAAGTTTTCAAGTTGTTTTTTTAAATAATCTAATTGTTGCGTGTAGTGGTTAATTGTAAATTCTTTTAGTAGCCTTATAAAATTATCATCATATATTATTACTTTCTTTTCTGTGTGTTGAGAAAATACAACAACATCATCATTAGTTTGTATTAAAGATTTTATTATCAATTCTTTCTCTTTAATATTTATAGAAATTGAACTAATAAATTCTGCTTGACTTTCTGTCATTTTAGTTGGTTTTTAAATTTAAAATTGATTGTATTCTTTCTTCAAAGGGAAATTATCCCTTTTTATCTGCCAGTATTCAGCCATTAATGACGCTCTAAACTTGTAATCGGTGTCCGTGTGGTATCCTGATTTGTAAACACACTTACAAATAGATTCATATAACTTGATACCTTTTATCCTGTAATTTGCCTTCTTGCAAGCCGAGTATCTTCCAGAATTTAATACACCAGCCCAAAGCTTCATACCTTCTTCGGTGGTTTCGGCACTCATAAACTTTGCCCTAATGTATTTATTTTTACCTCTTATTACCTCACGCGTCTTATAAGTTACCGATTGTTGACCTTTTAAAGCCTTAACTCCTCCAGCGTTGGCGTGCTTTCGCCACAACTCCGTTTCAACGCCCTGACTGGTTGCCTCAATAATAAAAAATGAATAAATCATTGATACTGGGAAATCGGTAAGAACATGAACATTCATCAACATTGATTCATAACAGTAAGCAAGGTAAATTCTACGAAGCTTTGAACGGTCAACTTTTGCAAGGTTACGAAAGCCTCGACCTTCAAGTGTTTGCCTAAGTTGTTCGCCTGATAGCTTTCTAACCTCCCATCCGTAAGAACGAGATCCGTATGCGCTTTCATCAACTTCCTTCTTTTCCTCTTTGCCCTGGATGGTAAGCGACGTTATTTTGTGAACGTAAATGGTGTCACGTTCAATAATGGGAATAAATGAAGTATATTGGTAATTTGTGTTTATTGGGGAATAAATCAATCCAACCACGAAGGCAACGCCAACCCCTCCAGCAATCTGGAAAGGAAGGCGCTTGTTTTGTGGAACGTATGTTTCTATAATTGGCTCTTTCATTATACCCTTGTTAATTGTTCAGCATAAAAATATCCGCCATCATACTCAATCGTTTCGTCATTGGCATCTGCAATCACATTGCCGTCGCAATCCTTTACAAGACCTCCCCAAGTAAAATCTTCTTCTGGACAGTAATCTTCATTTCTCATTTTTGCGTAAACCTTTTCAACAGCGTGGCGCTTAGAATAGGCAGCTACTTCTTCACATAAATCTTGATAGATTGTAGCGTTACCAAAGTACATCACTGCGTAAATGTTCTTTTCCATTTTGTTTGTTTTTTAGTAGTAATAAAAATGTTTTTTTGTTTCTTTTGTAAAAATATATATAAATAGTTATATAAAAAAATATTTGTGTGTTTATTTAAAAAAAAATCCCATACCGAATGATATGGGATTAAAAAAAACTTAAATTTACACTATTTACCAAACTTACTTATCGTAATTTCTTTATCTGTCACCTCAATTTTCATTTCTTTAAATTTTTTAATGGCTTCTTCAACCGTCAAAGCTTCGGTAATCACCTTACCTGACTTCCATTTTATTTCATATTTCATTAGTACCATTTTTTTAAAGTGTCAACAATAAAGTAAATAGCATAAGATAAAGTCAAGATACCTCCAATCAATACAATGACGAGCGCAATCTCTTTGCCTAAGTTCTGTTTTTCTTGTTCTGTTAGCATGATTATCTGTTTAAATAATTTTTTGAGGCTACAGGATCTTTGCCCTGGTCTTTATATTTTGCATCTGCCTTGCTTGCATAGTCGGTGTACGGCATTTCTGAAATATCATGATAGCAAATTTGCGCTATTTTCATTCCAGCGTAAATCTTGACTGGTTGGATGCAAGCGAGCTCCAGAGTCCAATGTCCTTTAAAATTTACATCACCAAAACCTGCGGTAATGTGAACAAATAACCCTAATCTGCCGAGGCTCGATTTGCCTTGAATAATTGGAACGTGCCGAAGTGTCTCCGTATATTCGACAGTTGAGGCGAGGTATAAAATACCTGGTTGCAAAATCATTCCTTCTTCGGGAATAGTAATTTCTGCCGTTTGAGGCTTCTTCCTGACGTCAAGAACATGGTCGGTGTACATTAGCAAAATATTACTTAGCGTTAAATCCACACTGTTAGTGCCAATGTTTGCTTTTATTAAAGGCTCAATGACAATGTTTTTAGCTGCGATTTCGTCAATGATGGTCTTGTCTGTTAAAATCATTTTTCTTCTTTTTTATAAATTTCGTTGTAATATTTATTTGCATACTTATCGTAATGTGAATATTCAAGACCATAAGGTAAAGCCGACATATAAGCCTCCTTTATCTGATCCTTTTCCATTGCTTTTGCTGTAATACATTTTATTTTTAACAAAGTTGTAGCGGTTAATATAGCATCAACTCCTTTTTTTAATGATTTATCTTTTTTGTTTAAATCAATGTATATTTTTTGCATTTGCTCTATTTCCTTGATTAACCATTCAACTGCCGTTAGTTTGCTCATTTCTTTAAATCATTTAATTCTGGATGTGTAAAATAAAATTCGGTCAGCATTGCCGCATTTGCCATCAAGTGCGCGGAGTGCAAAAGTCCACTTTCAGCGTCTATTATTTCGCCAAGTCGCATGGCTTCCAAATGTCTCATAGCGGAGGCGATAACCTCTGAAAACAAAAAACCTTTCTCCCAATTTCTGGCAGGATATTTTTCTAAACCTTGCGTCCATACTTTCGCATATTCCCGTTGTGCAATGGCTGGACAAAGGTCGTAGCGTATTTTGTTATCATTTGTCCTATATGCACCATATTCTTCAATACAAGGATTTCTTCCACTTGCTATCATTAATTCCTTAACTCTATCCTCATTTGAGTTATAAGGTTCGCTATCATTTCTTAATAAATTAACTGAATTCATAATTATCATTTTGTTGACGTCAACGATATGGTTAAAAATTGCCGTCTTTCCGTGCTGTCAATACTTTACACAATAGCTTTTTGTGTCAATCACTTAGGTATCAGTTTTGCAGCAAGGACAGGATTCGAACCTGCATAGAATCATAACACGTATGTAGGATTCTTGTCATAAGCACTTAGCGTCTTCCAATTCCGCCACCTTGCTAAAATTGCCTGTCTATTTCCAGGCTGCCAATTCATCCTCTGACGCGAATAGGTGTGAAAGAAATGTTTAATCTGGGGAAAATAACATAACACCTAAACCCGAGGTCTGCAAATATCTTATGTAGTCATGTGACCGACTAATATTCTTTCCTGCCTAAAGCTACTAAGCAAAGTTCTATAATTATCCGAAGTTACTAATAATAACTTTTGAACGGCTCTACATTGCTCAAATATTGCTGTAGCTTTTGGATATTTCCCTTTAACGTAAAAATCGGTTAATGTGGAGGAGTGCTTAACTCTTTTATACTCCTCCTCTGGCATATCACGAATACAACTCATCATAAGATAAGAATAGATGCTTTCATTCATGCCACTAATAACCGTGTATCGAGAGTAATAAGCAGATAATTGTCGGAGGTACTCATCGCATTCGTCTAGCATTTCAGCCGATGGGGCTGTGCTAATCCAAGCGTTAACCTCCTCACAAAAAGCCTTAATTTCTAACATCTTACTATTATACTCTTTCATGATATTTTTTTAAAAATCAAAAAATCCTTCACTATCTCCCCAAAACTCTGGGCCCATATCCATCCCTTCCATGTTTACTCGGTGAGCGGCTGCGATTAATCTATGCCATTGCCATCGGGCCTTTTCCCTTGCATCGCGGGAAATTTTAAAAGGAGTAACATATCCCTCATTATCAACTGCAATAATAAAGTAGTCAACTGCTATATTTTCAATGTCGTATTTATGGCAATAAATCGCTGCCTGTAAGTCATATTGGTTGTGTCTTATTTGGCTTCTTACAAGTTGTTCGCCAGATCTCGCTCCCATTCTTTTTAAATCCCAAATAACATGCTTACCATTTCTATCTAATCCTTCGGCATCTTTAATACCTTTGTGTTTAAATCCTTTATAAAAAAAATCGGTGGTTACTTGAAATTTAAAGTTATTAGGATGAAGTAAGCCATGAAATACAACCGTACTATTATTTCGTACGCATTCAGCTATATATTCGCTATCGTCGTATTGTTCCTGAGTAATAACAATTCTTTTACCTATTCTTGATTGGATTTCTTCCCATACGGCTATTTGTTCCAATGTGTCTGGCGATGGTTTTTTAGCGTTAATTTGTGAGATTGTAGGCTTCTTTACACCCTCGGGCATAATAAAAAACCTATCGTGAAATGTTTCTGCCTCAAACAAAAGGCAATCAAGTAGCGTACCTTCATCCATTGCTTTAGTGGATGTTCTAGTCTGCTCAATGTATCTTTTAAGGCACAAAGGAGAATGAGATAAAGCTTTTAATCTTGAAAAACTAAGATGGGTTATTTCATTCATTTGGCTTGTTTTTTATAGCGTTAGCCATTTCGGTAAATAAGGCAGCGTGTTCTTTGTGGGCTAAATTTGATTTGTATAAAACAGTTAACTCCTCTAAAGTAGTACAAATAAGTATCCTATTCTGTAAATCTTCTACATTTACGGCTGGCCATGGTTTTGTTTCTGCAGCTTGTATGGTTGTATCCTCAAAAGCGGCTTTTTCTTCTTCAATATGTAGTCCTGAAAGTTCATCGCTAAAAGCAATTTTTAAAGCTTTAGCCCTGGCACATTTGGCAATCATGTTAAATGGCATTGTAGCGGCTTTTGAATAGCTATCTTTTCCGGAAGATACAGCAGGATAATATTCGGCAAATAAAACCGTCGCGGTAAACGGGCAGCGGATCCCTCCAACAATAGCCCAAACGGTTACTGTGCAAGAAATAGGCATTTCTTTAGCATCCTTTAGTTCGCTAGATGTTTGATAAGTGCCGTCTGACATCCTGTTATATTGCTCTTCATCAATACCTGCAAACCTTCCAGTTCTTGCGGCTTTTTGTTGTAAACCATCAATTCCAACAATCGTATGGTATTTCATACCGTCGCGGCTGTTATAAGCGACTAAATAAATCTCCTTTTTAAAAGGAGATAAACCGTGTTGACGGCAACTTTCGGCAAAGACTTCAACCTGTGCGGCTGGTGTTCCTGCAGGAATTACTCCCGCCTGTGCTAAAGTTTCAATTTGTGCTGGTGTTATCCCAATTTTCGCTACTTCCATATTATTCTGCATCTAATTTATCTCTAAGTTTAATAAAAGTTAATCTTTCGCTCACATAATCAAAATTAATTGATTCAACCATTAGGCTGTTAAAAAGCGATTTATATTGAGGCAAAATATTTTCAAAATTAAAAATATCGTCTATTGCCTTTTCTACCCCTTCAACACTAGTGTCTTTTATGTGATAAACATCATTTAAATAGTTTATTACCATTATATTTATATCGTTCATGGTCTTTCAAATAATTTATTAAACTCTTTATTTTGATTAATCGCATTTTCCAGTAAGTCTTTAAAAAACCTGTGATTAAAATTTTGATTATTTAAATCTCCAACGACAGGTATTTCATCTATTATTTTCATCATGTATTCAAGGCGTGGCATTCCATCGCGTGAATGTGTGTGTGTTACCATTGCGTATATTGACATTCGATAAAATGCCTCAATAATTGCCTGATCTCTTTCTTCTTGTGTCATGATTTTGGTTTTTAAAATAGGGCAGCTGGGGGACTGCCCTGTGAAACAATTATTAAGCGTAAAATCAATTCCAAATAAGATAATGAGAACCATTATCAATAATATTTAAAGTGCTATCATCATAATAGTTAGCATGAAGATATTTTCTTGCAGCATTACTACGAAATTCGTTTTCTCCAATAACCGCGTACTTTTTTGTAATGCGTAATAGGTTTCTAATTTGTAAAGCTGTTTTCTTTGAAGCTGTCATGATTTTGTTTTTAAAGTGGTAATTAATCGTTATGTCCTTTTGACCTTTCAAAGATACAAATAAATTATATCACTTGTATGTATTTTGTATAAAAAAAATAAAAAAAGTGAGACACAAAATATGCCTCACCCAAAAAACCAACTTATGACAAAAAAACAAACGATTAATCTCTTAATAATACTTTACGCCATACGGCTAATTTATACGCCAGTGCCCGGGCTCTAGGCATATTTCCATCTTCTATTTTGCGTAAATGATTCTTTCTATCTATTAAATTATCCGAGGTGGGCTTTTCGTTCAGTGCCATTTCTTGCGCTTCTGCCCACAATGCTTCTTTTTCACCTTCGCGCCATTCATTTATATATCCTCTTTTCACGCATTCATCGTACCAAAAAATAGGTATTTCATCTAAAGTCTTTTGAAAATTAGCTAATTTATTATCAAAATCTTTGTCGTAATCTTCGGCTACTTTTCCTAATCTTTTAATCCTATCCTCTTCTTCCTTCTTTGCCATTATATCGCTGTCAATGGCATAATAGATTTTTTGCCTCCATGTAATGTATGAGGATAGTATTTTACCTATCGCATGAAGATCAACTTTGCCATATAATTTATGGTCATTTAAATCTAACTCTTGTTTTGCAAACTTTTCAAATGCCAGTTTTATTTCATCAACTGAAATCAATTTATAAGATGCTACAAAATCAATAAGCTCCATCAACTGGTCTGGTTTGACCTCAATACCATATACCGGTAACAACTGATTTAAAACGTGTGTAATTTTTGGTATAGCTTCCTTTGTTCCAGTCTTGAAAATCCTTAGTTCGCGGTTCTGGATAACAATCTGCACGTCTTGTATTTTCTCATCAACCCGATTTGCAATCATTGGTAAGTTGTTCATAATTTATTGGTTTTAATAGTTTTCGTATTGTTTCATTTTTTCAGCAAGAAGTTCGGCTATCCGATCATTCTTTTTCTTTTCAATCATTTCTGGGCTACTGGTTTGGTATCCAGTAAATATCTTTGAAAATTGACCGTACAAAGTATTTGGCGTAAAATTTGCCCTTATCCATTTGTCGTTTAAATTCCATGCAGCCGTCACAAATACTTTAAGAGCTTCAATGCTATTTCCATTCCTATCTACTTGTTCCACATTTCGCATTAAGTACACCATACCTCCAGCATCTTTTTTACTCATTAGGTAATTGCCATTTTTATCTTTTGGATAATTCGCACCTGATAATCTTTCAAACGTTTGGCAGAAAATGGTAAATGCTTCGTACGTTGGGTTCGGCTTCCTTTCTTCTTTTTCTTTTGGCGCAAATTTTTCTTTTTCTTCTTCTTTTTGTAATTCAGATATAAGTTGAAAAGGATTCACTTTGCCATTCTTTTTTTCCTTAATTTCTATTCCATTTATTTCAATAGGCGAAAATTCTTTTGAATTTTCACAAGAAGAAGATAATACTTTAATATGGTTAATACTTCTATTGGTTAATACTTCATGGGGCTTCATGGTTAAAGGTGTCCCCCCTTCATCGGTGAAGGTGTCCCCCTCTTCACTGGTGAATGGGGTGGTATCTAAATTTGACATACTTTTACCTGTAACAAACACTCCTATAAATTCAGTTTCAATTTTGTAAAGGTTACTTGTTTGGCTTCCGTCTGGTCTAAACCTTTGTTTTACACTAATGATTTTCCTTGTTACCAATTCGTTTTTAATCCTTAAAATCTTTGAATCACTAAATTTACATTGTTCAATCAATTTTTTGTTTGAAGGAAAACACATTTTATTTTCATTCATAAAATTTACAATATGGCAAAGTAAAAATAATTGGTCAGGTGTTACCTGTGGTAAAAGCCTTGTATCTATGTTTATCATTTTTGCTTAATTTTCATTTTATCAAATGAATCTATGTTGAAAATCAATCTTTTCTTTTCGCCTCCCGTTATAAATTTTCTATCATTACTAAGGCTGTTTAAAATATTCATGTTTTTATAAAACATTAATTGTTCTCCTTTTAAATCTATTTCAGGTTCAATTATTATAAAAAAAGGAATCATTCCGGTAAGGTTTGCAATTTTTAATCTAAAATCAAATTGATAAGGAGGTAATCCGTGTCCATCAAAAGGAGGTGCTTTAAACCTTTCTTGATATTTTACTTCAAACATATAAATTTTATTAGTTTTTTTATCAAAACTTATCAAGTCAATCTGTCCAAATTGATGTTTACAATCCTTTAAAAGTTGTCTTACAATAGACTCTCCTAAAAAGCCTTGTTTAAATTTTTTTATATCATCCATTCTGGTAAATATTTATTTTGTAATTCAATTCCATAAGAATTTCTATTTAAATTCATAGCGGCTTCGCAGCTTGTAAAACTTCCAGCAAAAGGGTCTAATATATATTCTCCCTCATTGGTAGATTTTTTTATAAGGTATTGTAAAATATCCAATGGCTTTTCTGTTGGGTGCTTTAAATTATTTGGAGATACTCTATTAAATCTTAAAATATCTCTATCTCTTGTTCCGTTTAACTCTTTCCATTTTTCATTATACCCAAATAAAATAATATCGTAAGACCTTCCATATGTTTTTAAATCTCCCATTCCAATAACTTCTCTATCCCATATTAAAATATTTTTAAGTTTAAAATATCTTTCAAAAATTGGCTTAATATTTTCTATTTCAAATGGATTCCCAAAAATGTAAATATGGGCATCTGGCAATAAATGTTTTTTAGCCTCGTAGAAAACACTATTCAAAATAGTTATTGTATCCTCTATTTTGTCATTTTCTATTTTATCCCATTTATTATCATAATCAAATCCGCTTTTAAAATCCATTCCATAAGGAGGGTCGCTGAGTAATAAACTAATTTTATTTAAAGGTTCTTTTTTTAAAACATCAATACTATTCCCTATAAAGTATTTTGGTAAATATTCCTTTGTAGAAATAATTTCCTTTTCAAAATTAGCTTTATTTGTTTCAAAATTATTTTGCTTCTCCTCCTTTTTTATATCCTTATATGCCTGATTAATACTTACTTCGCCTGTTCTTAATTTCTCCTTTACTTCTTGTGGTGCTTTTTTCTTTATTACGTCAAACATTGCTTTCTTTCCCGTACTCCAACCAAGTTTTTCAGATACTATATCTCGACTATTATGTTTAGGTTCGTTGTCAATAATTGACAATGGAGCAGAATATTGATTGCCTTTAAAAACTGATTTTTCTTTATATATTTCAGCTCCTTTAATTTTATTTAACCTATCTAATTCATCATGAAGCTCACCTTTTACAAAATCCTGTAAATTTCGCCTTCCAAGTTGATTGTTTACCATCCATATTTTTACATCATTTAAATTTTCAAACTCCTTTTGAAGTGTTTCATAATTCATGTCGTGTTCTTGCGCAATCCTGTATCGGTTGTGCCCATCAATCAAAATGCCATTCCATGTAATTAATGGCTCTCTTATTCCTTCTTCAAGAATATTGCGTTCCAGCTGCTTAAATTCCTCGTTTGATAATGGAGGAATAAGGCTTTCAAGTTCCTGTAATATTTGCATAGGTAGAAAAAAAAATGCCCCAACAAGTGCAGTTGATGGGGCAAGGTTTAGAACAATATTGTGTTGTTCCAATTCCTTTGAAGGGCTGCACTCCGTTCAAAGGATATACAAATATAATCTATTTTGCTACAAATTATATATCTACATTAAATTTTATCATCAAAGGTAAATCGTCAATTAATGAAAAAGCAATAATTTCTCCCTCTGGTAGCGCATACTGATAATCCTTAATTTCATCACAATATCTAAATTGATATATAGGCTCTGGAATATTATCTCTTTCAATATACAATCCTTTTGCATATTGTAAAAAATTTTCATCTTCCGATTCATGTTTTATTAATAACATTAAATCAAGCATATCATTTCTTATCCAAGCATCTTCAGATTTTGACCAATTAACGGCTTCCGCTACAGTTGTAGTTTTTGGGTCATACCAAACAATTTCATGTTTATAAATATTATGTTCTCCTACTACTTTTGGTTCTTCTCCATATTTACCTTTAAAAGAGAGCCATTTGTCGTTCCAAATTTCGTTTTCATTAAATTTCATAATTATTTTGTTTTACTTTTAAATTCTGGATTCCCAATCAAACTTTTTAATTTAATCCAAACCAAAAACTTTTCAGGTGTGGTGTAAATAAGTGCTTTGTCAAGGGATGTTTTTAGAAAGTCGTTCATGATTGTTTTTTGATTTTACAATATTTAAAATAATATCATCATTAAGATGTTGCAACCAATTAGTAGGAAATTCGCATATAGGATTATCCCAATTATCATCTTGATAGGCTACTATTATTTTCTCTTTGCTCACATAAGATTTAGTCTTATTCGTATCAATCTTACCGTACTTTTCTGGATAGCAGATTTTATGAAGTTCTAATATTTGAATAATCCGATTTATCCATGCTTTGTAATCTATACAAACAACCACCCTATTATTTTCCTCCATTAGCTTACTTTTTATTAGAACTAAATAGTTCGTAATCTTCGCGTTTCTTTTTTTGCTCTAATATATCTCTAATAATTGCTTCATCATCTTCAGTTAGCCATTGTATGTCAATATAACAGTAAACGTCTTGATAAATAGAATTTATATTACTTACAGTCAATGTAGTTTCATTGTCGTAAATAAATAAAATATCCTCAATGCAAATATCGGGATATAACTCTGGGTCATTAGAATGAAATAGCATACATATACCTATGATTCTATTCCTTAATTTCTCATGCTCAATAAAATAATTTTTGTAATCGTTCATATTTTTTGGTTTTTGTTTTTTTTTAAAAAGTAGTAAGGATTTTACACCTTACTACCAATAACACTATTCACTCACTCTAAAAAAGATTCTTATACGAAATTAATTGTTTTTGTTTTCGGCTTTGATTCTATGGTATCTCTCTTTAGAGTACTCTCTTAACCTATCTTTATTTTCTTCATAACGCGCCTTAACTTTTGCAATCTTTTCAGCTTTCTTTTCAGGACTTAATGCAGCGTATCTCTTTCTTTGATATTCCAACATTTTAGCCATTTGGTAGGCAGGCATTACCTTTCTGTATTCTTTTTTTCTTTCAGCGTTCATATTAAAATGGTAGTTCTTCGTCAAGATTTAATTTAGTTTTCAATTCCTGTACGGCTGGATTATTTAAAGGATTGGTATAACCAGTTAGTGTGGCAGGATTACTTTCATTATTTGCATTAGGCTTACCACCAAATTCTAAACTATTAACCATACACCTAATAACCGCTTCGGCTGCTCCAGTGTTTTTGTTTATGTAAGCGTTAATACCTCCCGATCCTTCAACTACTACAAAAGTTCCCTTTAAAATATGTGGTGCCAACTTACTACCACGCTCACCCCAAATAGAACACGTCACCCAGATTGTTTTCTCCGATGGTGTTGGGCTATATACCTTTTCCGTGTGTGCTACACTAAAAGAACATACAGTATTATCACCAACGCTCTTTACTTCTGCATCATTGCCTACTCTTCCACTTACTATAAGTTTTATCATATTTGTTTATTTTAATTTACTTTTAACAATAAGACAAAACTAAACAAAAAAAATAACAAAATACTTTTTAATAAAATAAAATGTATATTTGTGTAAAATTATTAACAATGACAGTAAGGAAAAAGAATGTAATGATGGGTGATGAGACCCATTGTGCACTAATGGAAATGAGAATGAAAATCTATAAAGAAAAAGGAATGTTATTAACTATGGAAAAGGTTATAGCATATCTTATTGAGAATCAAAGCAAAGGTTAATGTGTTTCTAGCATCTATGATGTGTTTGAGCTCTGGTTGTGTGCCATGGCTTTTTTATTTGCATCGATGTTGCGAACGGTGCGAACATGCAAAAGACGGGGGGAGGGTCGAATTTTTGCGCGATTGTCTATCCACTTTCGGCCCAAAACGTAAGCGA